CAACTCACCGATCCGGTCTGGGCTGGAGCGCAGCACCTTTGCCGCGTCGATCGCGCTGCCGGTTCCCTCAGAGATATTCTTGAGAGCCGCTGTAACCATAGCGTCTTCGGGCGTGATCCCGTCAACCTCGCGCAAACGGTAGCCAATCATTTTCACATTTTGTGACGGGTCTTGCTGAGAGATCCGCTTGGCAAGGCCTAGCCTCTGGTGTCCGTCAGCAATGAACAAGCGCCCATCCGCATACTCATAAATAGTAACCATGCCACCCTTAATAGGATCCCATTGGGTTACTCCCTGGAGCCGATCGGTAACGCCAAATTCGTCGCCACCTTCTTTGAACTGGAATGTCTTTGCATCGACGCCAATATCATTAGGGTCGAACTCGTCAACGATACCGCCAATGTTTGTCGCTCGGTTCACATTCTCCGGCAACTCTACAGGCGATGATGGGATCTCAGATACCTTGGGAAGCTTGCCGTTGGTAAAAGCAATCTCTGCCTCTGTTAGACGTGCGTTGTGCTCTATGTCAGCCGCTTGGGTCTTAACCAGGGGAGTGCTTTCTGCGGCTGAGGTGTAGACATCCTCCAATGCTTCAGCGGTTACTTGAGTTTTAGATTTACCGCCAGACGCTGCGCTAAGAACCTGTGCGCCTCGACGGGCTTGCTGCGCAGTAAGCTTAATGGTTTCCCCGCCAATCTTAATTCCAACAGGAAATGCGCCACCAATAAGCGCAGCCGTTCCGACATTGTTTCGGAATTCTTCCCAGCCATATTCCAAGCCTAGACTTTTGTACCATGCGGCTACATCGGGCTGCTGTATTGCTTCAACGGTAGCGTTCACAGCTGCCTCGCGGAAAGCTAGACCAATAAGACCTCTACCTTTTGTTAGAGAGCCACCAGGAATCAACATAGCAGCCTGGTTTATTGGGTCAGTTGCAAAAAACGCCGTACTCCCGACAAACCTGGCAATCGTTTTGCCTATGCCTGGGGATCTCGATGTAAGCTCAGCTAATTCGCTTTGCTCAGTAAAGTGTTTGTCACGCGCAGCCTGCACCCAAACATCATCACGATCTGGATCAAGAACAGAAACAACAAGCTCTGGAGGTAGTGCGTCACGGTTTGCACGAACATAGGCTTCAACTTGCCGCGCTTCGTAATCATATCTGCCCTTGCCATAACGATTCATAGCCTCGCCAGACAGAATAGCAAACACATTAGGGTTTAGATAAGAGCCTGGGTTTTTAAATGACTTGCCAGTAATGCTTTCGATCTCAGCAACGATCGGCTCCCAGGTGTCTTCAACATAAAGCTCAGGAGCAGATCCGCTTTGCAACTTAACGGCGTCAAACGATTGCTTGACGTTTTCGATATACCCACCTTCGGGCTTGCTGCGGCGAGGGGCCGTTGCAAAGGAGGTTGGGTTTACTTCATTTCTGAGGTAACTACTCATTATTCGCCTCTCAACTGCACGGCTTCATTTCTAATTAAATTGAAGACACCTCTTTTTGTAAACTTATTGCTTCCCTCAGTCTGCCGAATAAAGTCCTGTACGCTTTCGATGTCATTTAAATCAACATCGCTGTTACTTAAATCTTGCGCCAGATCCGAAATAATAACCCGCTCGCTCCTGCCCGCTCCGTAACCGCCAGATTTTTTAGTACCCCCAGCTTTGCGCGAGGCGCTAACAAGGTCTCCCATAGTAAATGTTATATCAATGTCAGAGGTGTCCGTTAGCATTGCATATTCTGGGCTGCCGTAATCACCGGCAAAAAGACCATAAACCATTTGGCCGTTTCTTTTGCCTAAGACCTGTATGCTATACTCCTCGTTCTGGAATCTCTCGAAAACCTCTTCATCAATAACGCCATCTGCCGCTATCTCGTTAAAGTTTTCATAGCTGACATTTTCTATGGCATCATTAATTTCTTCTGCGGTGCGGTTGTATGGTATAAGAGTGGGCTTTCCAGAGACCTCTTGAACACCACCAGTGCCTGTCTGAGGATTGTAGCCGGAAGCTACAGAAACAGCCTTAGACCACAATTCTTCGTCGAAATCCTTGCTGACACGGCGAGAAAGAACTTCGGCATAGTAAGCTTCAGCAGTATCTTTGATATTCTTTTTAAGCTCGGCATTAACATCGCCAGGCAAGTTTTCATACGCCGCTCCCAACACCTTGAACATCTCTTCTTTGACCAAAGCCTTGTCAGCCCCGACAAGCGGAGAACCATTCTCCTCGATCTCAACAACGCCATTTAAAATAATCTCAGACTCGTTAAACAAGCCATCCTGCATAAGACCCGCAACGTGCGCAGTGACAGGTGAGTTGGGAGCAATCTGGGCCATAACGTCAGGAGCGTAATCCCCAAACAGCTGCGTGACGTCAATGATTGCCTGCATCCTCTCAACAGCTGTGCCTTTGTTCATCCTTGGAGCATACGCCGCAGCCTCGGACGGAGTGAGGAGCGTTAGGGGGCCAGATAAATTGTAGTGGCCTTGAGTTTGTATTGCAGCCAAAATTCGGCCCTGGACGCCGGTTTGATCCTCGCCTGTCTCTTGCGTTCTCTGGATCGCTTCTGCTGTCAGGTCTACCGACTGAACTTTTACAGCGCCTGTTTTAGAAGCAAACCCTATAGGATCTTTTGCTAGTTGTTTGTCCATATTGTCGCGGAACCCACGCAGGAAATCCAAGCCTAGAAGCTCCCTGGCCTGCAACCCTGGGCCGCCCATCGTGTCGCCGGTCTCAAGGCTCATTATCATACCGTCAAGATCTTGAAGGTTCGTGACAGTTTTGATTGAGGAAGAAAGATCCTGTATGTACTGAAGGTCAGCCAAGCCCTCTTGAAGCTCTACGGCCTCTACGTTGTCCATAAATGGAGCAACCTGGGAAACTAAACTCTCCAGATCAGCAACTCCGTTACCAGGCAAAGTCCCACCCTCTTGGAGTATCTTTGTGTAAGCTGTAATCTGTTCGCCGGTTTTCTTGCCGACCTGCTTATTAACACGGATCTGTTTCTGCTCTTCCGCAGACGCCGCGTCGATAAACCCAGCGCCAGTGCCAAGTGATTGCAGGATCTGGGCCTGAGTTTGCAGGGGAAGCTTTTTTAAAAGCGCAAGTTGAAGCTGGTTCTTGCCTGCTAGGTTTGGATCATTATCACGAATAGCCAGGCGAATATTCTCAAGGTCACGGCTTGGAGTGTCACTGTTTTGGATCGCTTGCATTACATTGCTGGTTACAGCGCCGGTAATGACCGCAAGTTCTTGCTTCTTTAATGCGTCTGGATTGCCTAGACCCAGCTGCCCCATGCGAATACTATCAACGCCAAAGTTGGACGCAATCAAGTCAAACTCAGCTGGTGAAGTTACAGCGGCCAGGTTCTGCATGGTTGACTGCGCACGGGCAGTGCGCGCTGCTGCGTTGGCGCTCTCTATCTTTTGGTCAATCGTATTGCGCAACGAAAACCGCTGAGTCAATTCCATTTGGTTAAAACGATCGGTCAGAACACGCCGTGCCTCTCGGTCATTTACATCTTCAAGAAGCTTCTCGCGCGTAGCCTTGCTTGCCTGAGACCAAAGGCCTTCCTCTTCTTTCCCGCCTTCATTGAAAACATTGCGAAGCTTGCCGGTTTCGATCTTTGACAGGTTTAAAGCCTCTTGGCGTAACGCCTCTTCGCCAGCCAAAAGCTTTTCATTGATCTGCGTTTCACGCGCAGCCTTGTAGCGCATTGCCGTAAACTCAGCAGCTTGCCCTATCACCGCACCAGCTATAGCGTTCTGGGCTTGAGCCTGTTGCACAAAAGGCTGTGCGTTTGCCCTGGTTCGAAAGCTACGACCAGGAGCTTCGGAGGTCATTTGCGATCCGGCTGTGTATGTGGGAATTCTCATGTACCGGCTCCGTTACGTTGTCGCTGTCGTTTTAGTTGGCGTGAATATGTTGCTGTTATAACCCATTTGAGCGGCCTGCCCAAAGCCTGAGATTAAGCTTGCTGTACCTTGTGCGCGCATTGCCGCTGCGCCTGCACCAGCTTCCATACGGGACATTTGGGCAGTAAGCTTGGCGTCTTCCTGGGCATCGTTGATCTGCATGTTGGTGACGTAGTTGTTAAACTTATCAACCGTTATCTCATACTCAAGTTCTCTAGCGTTCTCGCGCAACACCTGCATTGGGGTTCCCACCGCAATGTCGATTCCGGCATAAGCATAGTTAGCAACAGCCTCGCCCTGCACCTTGCGAAACTGCATCCGCTTCCGCGTGTTTGAGATCAACGTATTGTTGTTTATAATCGTGCGCTGGTTCTCTAAGAGGTTTACATCACGCTCAATGATCTGTGCGTTAAACTCACCGATACGCTGCTGCGCAGCGGCTGCACGATCTGCGGCAGACTTCTGGTTAATCCCGCCTAATATTGACAGGCCCATATTAGCAATAGCTAAAGCTTCCATTACCATTTTGCGTACCTCTCATAGTCAAGACCGTCAGGCCCATACTGTTTCATCAAGCCCTCGCTCTGAAAGCCCAAGAACTTAGCCAGCTTGTGAGCGCCCTCAAAGTCCGAACGAACAACCGCCTGCACTCTGCGCAGCTTTAATCTTTTAATCGCTGCGTCTAGCTCACGGCGAACAAGACGTATTGTCTGCACCTTCTTATGCTGCATGTCTTCCGTTGGTATGAACCAAGCCTCTGAAACTCCGTCCCATAACGGGGCCAAGCCAGTAACAGCGTACACTTTACCCTCACCTAGAAACGCCAAGCCCCTACCTGGAACCGTAAACGTAGGAAGAGCAGCAAGAACTAATCCAAGCTGCGCATCATTCTGCTTAGGTGCGTTCTTAGAAGCGTACAAAACGTGCGCTCTGGTGAGAGGTACTACCATCATTTGTCAAACGTATTCATTCTTGGGTACAACGCTAAGATTGTAAGTGGCAAGGGCTGTGTCTGTTGCAAGTATATCCTATCATCGTCATCAAACCCACCCTGGAATTCAATATCTTTATCACCAGTAAACAAGGGTACAGCTTCATCCATAGCCATAGAGCTATCGCGGAAGAAAACGCGGTCTATTTCGCCAGAGTCGTTTCCGATTTCAACGCCAACAGTTTCAAACAAACGCATTGTAATACCGTGAATTCTTTTAGGTTTGCCTTGGGATGTACCGTCTTGAGACCCGCTTTCTAATCGCAGCGTCTGCATACTTGAAGTGTAGCCATACCCAATAGCCGCGCTTGTTGCGGAAAAATCTAAAGTAATTGCTCCGCTTGATACAGTCTTGTCAGGGTGGCTTGCACCATTAGCCAGGATAGAAACATCATCACCCTCTAAGTGATAGAGAGAGCTAAAACCTGATACGGCGCTACCGGCATAGACAAGCCCACTGTCAACAAAGAACGCAGAGGTTGTATCGCTACCAAAGTCAAAGTCCTTCATGACCTCAACATAACGCATTGTCTGACCGTTGATCGTGCGCTTAACAATCATGTAAAGCTCGTCGTTGCCAGTGTCGGTAGGCAAGGTAGATATGCTTTCAACAACCGCTTGACCGCTATTAAACTCGCCGCCAATCACATGCTTATGCCATGCAACAACAGCCTCTTCGCGGCGATACGTTAAGCCCAAAAGTGTGCCATCAGCACGAATACACCAAACAATGTTCTCCGGCTCTTGCTGGTAAGCAAAGCCCTCAATGCCACCTTCAGTAATATGCTCTGCCAAAACAGTTATATCTGGGGCTTGGTAGCCAGAAGTATTGACCTCACCAACATACTTAAACTCTCGCACCTTGCGATTACCGCGCTGTAGGAAAAGCGTAACATCTGCAACCTGGACAGGCTCAATATTTGCAGAACCGTAGTTAGAATACTTGCGGATCTGAGTGGTTGTTGGGCTGATCGGGCCATCATTCGTTGTTGTAAGGACGTACTCGCCGCCCGAAGTACCTATTGTCAGCACCCGCGTAGCCGAAAGATAACGAATACTATTCACCTGGTTTGACGCAATAGTGTAGATCAGAGCATCGTTAGCACTGGTCCCGGTGTGAAAGTTTAAATAATCTGCGTTTTTTGAAAACCACAAGGTCTGTGGGTTGTTATTCGTTGCTGCAAAAACCAAACGCTGCTCAAAGAAGGTAACAACGCTAGGATAGTTGTCAGTGCTAGTGAGAACTGGCGTAGTGTTCTCGTTAATCGTGGGAATGGCAAACGTCCAAGCATTATGATTTGTGCGAGAAAGTGTGCGAACAGCATAGCTCGGGTGCGCAAAATACATAACATCCGCAGATTGGGCAAAGCGTAGATCAAAAATGTCAGCCGCAGCATACGGCGTTGTTTGCTGGTATATCTCGTCAGTAGACCCGCCAGAAGTGTAGGTCGTGTAATTGGTTGAATCAATGTCATTGCCAAACAGATCTTGCAGCGAATAAGTGTTTGCTGTGCTGTTGGCAACAATGTAGTTGCGGCCGTTTAGCTCAGTCATGCCGCCTACGCTATCCAGGTAGATTTCATCACCGTTGCTGTAACCGTGGCTGTTACTCGTAATAACAACAGGGTCTGCCTTTGTTGCAGCCGTAATGCTTTTTGCCGATCCTGTCAAAACTTGCAATCCGTTGCGGAAAACCCGCATGTATTGATTGCCAAACTCTAATATATAAGTGTCAGAGGTTTTGAACTGAAAGGGGATTAGCCGTGTCTTGACGGAGCTATCCTTGACAGCACCCAAGTATTCTGTGCCTGGCCTGCGTGTCAAACCCCCGTGTGGCTGCACAATCATGTTTGTTAAGTCAGATAACCCAGAGCGATACTTTTCAATCTCAATACGGCCCTCAAGGCGCGGAGAGATCTCGCCAGATGTAAACGTGCTGATCGCTGGGGCGGAACGAGCCATTTAGAACCTCGCCTCAATAAAGTCACTAGCCTCAATGCGCTCTGGCGCGCCTTCTGTTGCATCCTCGAAACGAGCATCCTTTAGCTTACGATCAAAGTCAGCCGCAGCAATTTGCCGAACAGTTGTTGATCCAGTAATCGCATAGGAAACTTCATAGGCCAAACGAGAGGCCAAAACCTCAATCAGTCCAGCATCGTATTGCTGTGGGTCTGTAATCCTGGCAACGTACTTAATCTTGGCTGTGCCTTCATCTGTTAAAAGTTTACGGCCTTCAATTATAAAAGGCGGTGTATCATTGTTGCTGCGCATGTTGTCGAAAGGATAAGTCATTGACCCATTGCTAAACTGTAGCACACGCAAGCAATATGGATCAGACGGTAACGCATACTGACGGGCATAGCCGTAAACAGGTGCTTCTGTTTCTTGCGCAAGCTCCGCTCTTCGTATCAAACAATTCCAAGGGTGAGACCGAAACACGCTGTCCCGAACTGCCTCATAACGCTGATTAACAATCCTGGCTGGTTTGCTGTTCTCACCAAGGGACGTAATGTTGGAAGCACCTAAAGAATTTAGTGCGTAATTGGCAATGTCTACAACGCTGGTCATCTGCTATCTCCATAAGGGAGAGGGGGCGACAAGCCGCCCCCGCTCTTATTAGTCTACCACATACTTGATAGTCACCTCAATAGTGCCAGTGCCAGCAGCACCGCCCATCGTGACTGTGATAACAACACCATCTTCATTAGTATCTGTCTCTGTACCTGAGCCTAAAGCTAAGGTTGCAAGGATGTCTACTTTCTGAGCAGATGTTGAAGCAGCAGCAGCTTTGTAAGCAGCCGGAGCGGCAGAAACAGCAGTGCCAGCAGAATTTGTATGCGCTGCATACCCCACTGACAATGTAGTTGATCCACCAAGAGCGTCATGCGCAAGAGAACCCTCAAGCAAACGCGCTCCGTCTGGTAGTGTGAACATCTCAATAACGTCACCAGACGCCAGGGAAGATGCTTCGTATGTGCCGTGAGCTACACGGATACGACCCGCAAGCTCATTAGCTTTGTTCATCACGGCTGGTGTTGCGCGTGAGTTAGTACGTTGTGCTGAATATACAGTAGCCATTAATCAGTCTCCTTATTCGCTACACGCGATTTCGACAACTTTGGATTCCTCCATCCGTGTCGCACCGACAGACTGACAATAGTAAACCTGAGTAGCGTAGGATTTATCTGCGCGCTCATCAATACGGGCTGCTGGCTCTTTGCCAATAGCGCACTTGATGCCGTCAGATGCAAACGCAATCACTTGGCGGTCAGAGTTGCTATCTGTACTCAAGCGGTTTGAAACGATGAAGCTGAAGCCAACAAACGTGTTGATCTCACCCATCGCCAAGGCTTTGACAGTGTTGTAATCGCTAGAAGTTACAGTTGTGTTGTTCAACAGATCAGAAACCTGCTTAGGTGAAACAACGATGTGACGAGGGATAGAAGGATCTACGTTGCCACTATCAAGGATCTCTTTAGCTTCAATCAACTTAGCAATAGTCAAACCGGCAGATCCATGTGCGATCTTTTGGCCTGCTGGCAATGCTGTAGTGGTTGAACCGTCTTTGCCTGTTGAGGCGTTACCTAGAGCAGCAGCAATGATAACATCATCCATTGCGCGACCCATAGCTGCGGCAGCAGCACGGCTATACGTTGAAGTCGGATCAACGAGCAAACGCACTTTGTCCTGATCGTCGATCAGATCGGCATACTCATAGTCAGACATAGTAACCATACGGCGTGAATGTGGTGTGTCCACAATCGGTGTATCCGCATGACGGGAGGTACGCAGGATAGCAGCTGCTGATCCCACCTGGTCGAAAAAGGCTTTCTCGCCGTTTACGCTTTCCACATCTACCGCATTGCGCAGCAGAGAACCCATTTGCTGTGACAGCATTTGGATGTTCGCAGAGAACTGTTGGACGAAAGCCGTAGTAATTTGAGTAGACATTGGTCTCTCCTACAGATTAAGTTTATGTTTGCTACGCATGGTTATCTCCGAAGAGGCCTTGCTGCTGCTTAGGGCAGCTAGTCCACCTGACGCACAGGTTTGTCGGCGTGGGCCTTTCGGTTGTCCACTATACATAGCCACGCAAACGCAAGACCTCGGCTACTGCCGCGTCATGGCCTGGATGACCTGCAACTGTGTATGGCGTATTTGGTTGCATGTGTTCTTGAATGAGCTTTTGCGCATCCTGAGAGCTCATAACAACCTCGGTCGGTTCTCCGACCAAGCCATCTTCTCCTAGCATTTCTGCCATGCGGGAGAATGTTCTAATAATAACAGGGTGATCGCCCAATACGCGCCCGTCTGCTAGTTGAATTTGGTCAAATATTTCAGTGTCACCCATAACCGTGCGCGCCGCAGCCTGTGCTTGAGTAAGCTTTTTCTCAAAGTTTTGCCCAAACTCTTGGCGCAACTCCTGCTCACCATTAAACCGAGCCTCTTCTGCACGTTGATTAAGAGCTTCTCGGCCAGCATTTATCTGATCCTGATACAAGCCCGCAATCTCCTGCGCCTGCTTATTAGACAAGCCAATTTCATAAGCCTTGTTTCTAAAAGCAGTGAATGAGCCTTCGTCAAAAACATCCGTTTGCTCTAACTCGTACTGGTTCGGATCTTCGGGAGCACCTAACCGTTGGTAAACGCTTTGCCATTCCTCGGCTGTAGCAGCCTTACCTGGTATAGCAATCTTGTCTGCGCCAATAAGCTTTTGCGCGTTAAGGTGCGTTTTTGCAAAATCATTCAAAGACTCCCACTTGTTAATTAGCGGGTTACTTCTGTACTCTTCTTCAAGGCCATCAAGCCAGCTACCCGTTTGCTCAGGTGCAGCTTGCGTTTGTTCCACTACAGGCTCAGGCGCTACCGACTCAGCTACTACTGCATCCGCGACTTCTTGAGATCCTGTATCTAGGGTTGTCTCTTCGTTCATTTGTTTTCCTGTTCGGGACTGCGTTCTTCGGCCAACATTCTGACGATAGTAAGCACTGCTGCTCGTTGACCCTCTGCAAACGCTGATTGATGTGGATCGCCAGAAACAAAAGTGGTTGTCTCAAAGCTAAAACGCTTTTTGAGATCACCTAAAACCTGCGCGCCATCATCTGTCCCAAAGGTCCGACGATAAGCTAACTTTAATTCCTCTACCTTGTTCATATCTGACCGCGCTCCCTAGCCGTTGAGATAGCCTCTGCCATAGGCGCGACCTTCTGAGCCTGCTCTGCAAGCATCATTTCCTGCTGTTGCTGCGCTTGCCGGGCCTGAGCCTCGGCACGTTGGCGACGAAGATCTTTTACTTCCGTGTCGCTGCGGATAACGCGCGCAGGAATACCAGTCGTTTCGACCAGGTACTGCACAAGCTTATCATCATCAAGATAATCCATAACAGGAGCAATTTGCTGCATCTGCAACAATACCTCAAAGCCGCGCAACATAGACTGCAAGTCAGTCATCTTCTGCGCTTTAGCCAGCGGAGAAACGTATTCAATGTCAATGTCTTGGCCTTGTAGCTCCTCCGGTGCGGGTGGAAGGAGCCCAGACCGAAGGAGCAGTGCAAAGGATCGAGAGATTAGCGGTTGCAGCAACTCGGCCTGGAGTCTACCGAGAACCGGCCCAAGTAGCCGCATCTTCTCTTCATTCCTCTGCAACACCTCTGTTGCAGTCATGGCAGGGCCATTAGACATCAACAGCTGATCGACATAGAACGCCTGACGAATTGCATTGCGGCGCTGCTCTTCCATGTTTAAGCCAAGAGGATTGTTTGCACCAATCTGCAATGGCTCAAGCCGGTCGCGTGTGCCAGAGCGGTAGAAGTTTAGAGCCCCAGGTGTTGTGCGCACCGGCAGCATAAACCCATCGTCGGGAACCATGAGAGGCGGATCAATCTGTTTCTGAGCAGCACGAATTGTTGTCTCAGACATTTTGTTAAGCATCTTGGTATCAGGCAGCGCGTTCATTGCAGGGCTGCGGCCATACGTTGAAACGCTATCTTTTACAAAGCGAGTGACCATAAACGGAAATTCATCAAACCCGCTTTCGGAAAGAAGCTGTCTAGTGTCTGCCGTATAGTAAATAGAAGCTATAGGCTTGTTCTTTTTGGCTCGACCCTTGGCTTCCAACCGTGGATATGCCGCGTGAACAATAGAATGTTCCTTGTAAGGATCTTTCTCTAGGTCTTTTTTGACCTCAACCGGACAGTTTTCTTCACCAAACTGCATAGCAATGGCCCGCGCAGTCAGTTTAAACTTGCGGTAAACCGTATCAACCCGGCCCTCTGAGTTCTCAGAAATGCAAATTTCAGCAATATGACGCGAAGAAAAACGCAAACCATCGTCTGCGCCCTCGACGTAAAACGCAGCTGTACCAAAAACAACGAGATCATAATACAATTCGTGGATCTCTTGCTGGAAATTAGAGCGATGAAAAGCCTGGTACATTTGATCTATAGAGGTTTCTAACCATTCGTTTGCCGCGTCACTCTGTTGGAGCATGGGGTCACGGAAACGCATAGAAAACCAAGGTGTGCTAGGGCTGGTCAACATGCCATGCAAGCTAGACGCAAGCAACTCAACAGCATGAACAGCTGTACCATCGTACAAAAGCTCTGTTCGCTTGTCTCCCTGGGTGCGCTTTTTGGTAATATCAGCCTTACGAGGCAGCATATAGTCTGCCAACTCTTGCCAATGGCTTTCCCATTGGGATCGCTGTGACTGCAATGTTTTATATCTGCGGTCTAACTGCGTTATCATCGGCAATACTTCAGCCATTACTATGCCATCCCATAACTATTCATTAAACTTTTGCGCTTTTTAGACTTGTTGCCGCCCTCAGTGCGACCAGCCATACGCTGGTTTAGGCGCTCGATCGGATCAACAGACGCAGCTTTATTCATCTTTGCAGGCTGTGACGAGCTTTTGCCCATCACTCCGGCAATGTTTTTTGGCTTTCGGTTCATCATGCGATCAACCCCTGGCCTACAAGGCCGCGCCGTTGACGCAACATAGACACCGCTGCACCACTATCTGATAACAGCCCTTGCGCGCTTGTGAGGATTGTGGACTGCCGGCCCTTTTCATAGAAGCTAATAGCCTCGTCCTCTGCCGGTCCCTGGCTAACTGCACTCGCCGCAGCAGCTGTTGCCGTTCCAGCAGCAGCCGTTCCAGTAGAAGTCGCGGGAGTGTAAACAGTGTTATCAACCGTAGTGTCTGCCGTAGAAGCAACATTGCCCTGAACAGTAACAACATCATTGATTGTTGTATCCGCGCCACCAGTGGGTGCGCTAGTGTTCACCGCCGTTGGATCCGTTGCAACAGTATCAACAACAGGAACATCTGGAACAGCCATCGCTTGAGGTTGCGGCTGGTTCATCATCGAATTAACCGCAACAGCCGTTACTGCACCAACGCCAACGGAAAGAGCCGTGCTAGCGCCAAGCGCCGCAGCCGTAAAACCCGCACCCGCGCCAGCTAAAAGTGGAATAGCTACTGCCATATTCTATCTCCTACGCCGCAAATGGATCGTAATCCATCAAAGCTTGCCTCTGAGGCGCTCTAGTGTCGCCCCTACTCTCTCTAAGACCAACAGCCAGATACCGAAAAGCATCTGCGCAGTGGCTCGACCAATCGTGAACAGGTGACGCCCTAAACGTCCTAGAACGCTCGTTATACGCTCGATGATACTGACGCAACGCCTCAAGAGCATGTTTGCACTTCTCACGATCAAACCATACACGGGGAATAAGAAGTTTAGCCGCATGAAGTCCATCCTCCACCGGCAGCTTTGGCACTACTCTGAAATTCAAACCAAGATCCCAAGCCACTTCTCTTCTACTCTTACCTGATCCCAACTCCCTCACCTCGATGTCGTGAGGCGCATTGTGATCGCCATACAGATAACGCTTTGTGCTAAGAACCTTGCAATAATGCGGCAGTCCCTCGCCCCTCGCTTCATAGTAATCTATCACATGTATAGCACGACCAACAGTCTGTGTGAAGAAAATTGCTGTAGAGTCCCCAACGCCAAGATCCCACCAGGTGTCAACCTTCACAGAAGGATCATACGGAACATTGCAGATCCGACCTTCCAACTGAGAAGCCTCAAGCTCCTTACCAAAGATAGCGCCAGGAACATTCGCGTTCCAGCTGCACTCAAATTCCTGAGCATACTGATCCGCGCTCATCATCTCCCGAGCAGCTGCTAACTCTTCATCATCTAAGATCCCTGTCTCACTAGCCTTGTACACAGCAGCTAACCAATCATCACTAGCAGCCGCCTGCTCATAATAATCAAAGAAAGCATTGTGACCCTTCGGGGTTCCAACGAAAATACAAAAGCCCTTGTGATCCGAAAGAGCAGGGCGCAAGATCTCTGGAAACACGCTCTCAGGCATGTCAGCAACCTCGTCCATCACACAACCCATAAGATAAATACCACGAAGGCTATCAGGGTTCTCAGCGCCCAACAGGCTTATCCTAGCCCCATTGGGCAGATCACAACGCAATTCAGTCTCATGGAACTTAACGCCAGGGATCTTACCAGCAAACTGTTTTATATAATCCCACGCTACATTCTTCGCCTGACGATAGGTGGGGGCCATATAGGCATACCGGGGGCTCGGCTTATCAGACATTAACGCATGGCGAAGAATATGATT